GATTCGTTGATGTTGACCCATATCCAACAGATGCATACGCTTCAGTTGGGGTACGCTTTTTGACAGTATCCCAAAATAGAAGACCGGGTTCAGCTGAGGCCCATGCAGCCTCGATGATTTCATGCCAAAGTTGCTTGGCATCAACCATCTCTTCAACTAAATGTTTTGCGTTTTTCTCAACAGGGAACCGAAGATGAACCTTATTACCGTCCTTCACCGCCTGCATGAATTCATCCGTCAAGCGGATCGAGATGTTTGCACCGGTAACCTTTTTGAGGTCTCGTTTGATGTTAACGAATGTTCTAATTTCGGGATGGTGAACATCAATCGTCAACATCAAAGCACCGCGGCGGCCGCCTTGGGCCACTTCACGGCAGGTGTTTGAGAACCTCTCCATGAAGACGCCAATACCGTCGGTAGTGCGAGCTGCATTGGCGGTGACAATTCCTTTCGGACGAATCGTAGAAATGTCAAAACCAACGCCACCTCTTCGTTTCATGATCTGCGCTTGTTCTTGATCAGCCTTAAGAATACCGGCATAAGAATCATAAGGAGACTGAATGACAAAGCAGTTCGACAGAGATTGATACTGGAATTCATTTCCAATTGCCGACATCGGTGAACCTTGAGGAACTACAGGTCCTAGACCACGAGATTCCTTGGCAAGTTCCTCAAGAGACATCACTGCACGCTGCGAAACATCGATGTGCTCAACATCAGCGAGGAGGCAAAAAATCTCCTTCTCAGACATGGGGTTAGGATATTTTGCCTCGATTCGAGCAAATTCCTTGGCTAATCGAACATGCATGTCTGATGGAGTTAGTTCCAGCAAACCTCCTGCAGGATTCCTTAGAGCATATTTGTCGCAAAATACGCTTGCTGCTAATTCATCACCGTTAAAGTATTTTAAAGATGCCTGGTATGCTTCATCGCGTGTGTAAGTCATATTGGTCTCTCAATGGGAAATTTAATTATATAACGTTGGCTTCCAAATTGTTTGGTTTTTGTGTCGAAAATTCTTTCTTTAATTCTTGCCATTTAGCTCTTAATGCTCTTTTTTGAGCTTCATCATCGGAAACGATTGCCGCATCAGGAACATCTGCTGCGCCGACTATCTCAAATTGACTTCTTGCAGTATTAATCTTTGCTGGGAAAATCAATCCATCTCTTCCTGCGCGGTTCTTTGCAACGTATAGTCTTCCCCATCCATTAGCTTTTTCATGCGAGCGACGGGATACGGAGATGATAAAATCACAAATCATTGCCTTACCATATGCTTCAGACATGTTTGTCATGTCAATGACTTCTGCATTAGCACCTTCCTTGTTGGACTGTGAAGCAGTCCAAATTGGAATTCCATACTCCATTGCCAATCCACGCAACTCTTCATAAACAAGCTTAAGCTCGTGTCGTAAAGAATCGAATTGTCTTGTCGATCTCATGATGTCTGCATAATCAATGATAATAATGTCTGGTTTGAAACCTTTGAGATCCAGTCGCTCAACATGAGACCTGATCGTAAAGATTGATGCAGTATTTGTTGGGTACTCTTTAATAAAAAGTCTTCCAAGGTTTTTATTTGATTCATAGAATGACTTCACTTCGTCTTTACGGTCCATCACTTCATTTGAATCAATGTCACATAAGTTTGAATCATACCTGATACCGACGGCTGTTTCAGATAGTTCAAAGGTATAATGAAGAACATTCTTTCCGTTTCTAAGAGCATTGGCTCCAATCATCGTGAGGAAGTGAGATTTACCAGAACCAGAACCGCCGACGACACAAAGAAGTTCTCCCTTTCCTGATCCACCGTTTAATAGTTCCTTTTTGTCAATCTCTGGGATGCCAGTCGGAATTGTATCACGCTTGAGTCTAGTGAAACGTGCATCCATCTCATTAAAGAAGTCGTGGCCTACAGATGGAGCCGTTCCGACCTGGACTGCTTTCTTAATTGATTCTACAATTGATTCATATTTGTCCGCCTGCATCTGATCAACTGCATTTTCTAATGCGGCTTTCAGCGCCTGCTTGCGACAAAAGTCAAGCGATTTTTCACGAACGAACTGAAGATCTCCAGGATCAGGATTACTCTTCATCCTCTGGAGATAATCGATGATTTGGTCTCGCAGAATGACGTCAGTCCCTATCTTAAGATCTTCTCTAATGATCGTAACAAGCAACTGTAAAGTTGGAAAAACTTTGTATTTTTTTGAATAAGAAAAATAACGATCTGATAGAAATTGAAGGTACTTCAATTCAAAGTAATTTGAATCAAATACTTCTGTCATCTGTTCGGCAAACTTCCAATCAGTCAACAATGCTTGCATGATCTTTTCTTGAAAAGACTTGCCGTACGTGCCGAATGTCGGAGTAGTGTTTTGTGTAGTCATAAATAAAAATCAGTGTTGAATAGCGATTAAAGAGCTGAGGTCGTAAAAGAAACCTTCGACATCAAAACCTTCGATACCTTCTTTAACTAGTGCTCGAATCAATCCCATCCTATCCATCCGAGGTGTGAATGTATCGATGACATGTCGCACCTTCGAAACTTGATCTGCAGACAACATACTTCCATCAAGATGGACCAACTTCCAATTTCTCTTGATGTCTTCTACGCTATCCATGATGCGACGATAAATAATAGATTCATCAATTTTGGATTGACAAAAGTCAAAAACTTCTTGCAAAATTAATTCTTGATCACTACCTAGAATTGGTATTTTTGATGCAACCTTTTTAAATCCAATACCTTTTACTCCAGGAACATTATCCCCTGGGTCTCCGCAAATTGCTTTTGCAATTGCAAAATTTTTCGTTTTGATCCTAAATTCTTCAAAAATCTCGTCTGCTGTGACGATTTTCTTCTTGTGAAGACTGTAAATCTTCGTGTTATCATCAAGCAATTGGTACATGTCTTTATCTGAAGAGACAATGACCTTATCATCGTTACGAAGAGGACCTTCACACAGGTGGGCTACGATGTCATCTCCTTCGCAATCAGAGACGTAAATTTGGCACGCAGGGACGAACTTTAGCATTCCTAAAAGAGTTATCAACTGATGTTTTCTGTTCTCTTCAGAATCAGGAATGTCATCGCCATAGAACCGGTTCAACTTTTCGGGTCGGCGACCGAGTTTATATTCTGAATACAGATTTCTTCTGCGACGAGATCCACCACCTTCCCATGCAATATACACATGAGAAGGCTGGATTTCACGAACAATCCTTTGAAAGGATTTTAGGAAACCGATGCATCCACCCATCGGTTCCCCATTCTTGTTCATCGTCGGATATGCAGCCCAGCTTCGTAAGAAAAGGTTCTGCGCATCAATTATCAAAATTGGATGATCAGGATTCAAACTCAAACTCCAGTGCTTCCAAATCCGCCTTCACCTCGAACGGTCTCTGAAACTTCTGTAGCCTTTTGAAAGATTGCTTGAAAAATTGGAAAAAATAGAAGTTGTGCAACCCTATCTCCTTTTTTAATAATAAATTCTTCCTTACCTGCGTTATAAAGAATTACCTTTACCTCGCCGCGGTAGTCGGTATCAATGATCCCTGGAGCATTAAGAACTTGAATACCATTCTTGGCTGCCATTCCAGATCTAGAACATACCATTGCTCCAAACCCTCGAGGAATTTCTAGTTTGACACCAGTTCCAATGATTGTTCTAGATCCTGGCGGGAGTGTGACTTCATCGGTAGACTTTAGATCACATGCAGCAGATCCTTGAGTCTGATATGCTGGAATTAATGAATCATCATCAGTTAGAACTTTGACCCAAATTGGATTGGTTGGTCTTTCACTCATCTGATCCTCCGTCGTCTGAAACGTTATCATCACCCTCTGTTGGGGTTGCCGGTCCTGAAGTCAACGTCAAAGCTGAATCGATTGCTTCCATGATAAATGGCCCGTGAATATCATCTCTCATTAAGTTTCCAAATTCAGACTTATAGAACTTCTTTTCTACCACAACTTCACCCGTCTTTTCATTGACAACGCTCAATTCTTTCCATGCACCTTCTCCAGAGATATTGATTGCGTGTCCTCTTCTCTTTACCGGACCTGACTCCTTGCAGTGGGATCGAACTTCATCAAAGAGATATTCATCCTCAACGATACCTTTACCGAAGATGATGTCAAATTCACACTTACGGAAAGGCGGAGCAACTTTGTTCTTCTTAATTGTAACCGTTGTATGGATACCGATTGGCATGCCGTTCTTATCCTTGACTTGATTTCCACTTCCAAGGCGAATTCGAACCGAAGAGTGGAAGGGAATTGCACGTCCTCCCGGTGTTGTTAGAGGATCCCCGTGAAGTACTCCGATATTATCGCGAATTTGATTGAGGCACAATAAGGTTACATTGTTCTGACCAATGACGCCGGTAATCTTACGCATACCCTTGGAGATAGCTCGAGCCTGAAGGCCGATAGAGTTTTGTTCATATTCACCATCGAGTTCTGCCTTTGGTGAA